TTCACTTATGATATTATGAACTTCTTCTGTTAAGAATATTTTGTGTTCACTTTGAAGCCAATCTCTCATTATTTTAATATTACTCATTTATCACCTTTATCAATTCTCTACCTGCATTTACACAAGTGTCTATTTTACCACTAAATAAACTATAAACATTATCTTCTTCGTGTTTGACCAAGGTTGGTCTCGCATCATCATAATCTCTATCTTTCAAAACTGCTCTTATCGTATACATTGAACCAATGTGTTCTAAGTCTGCAAATTCATCTCCAAAATATTTTACTCCACTTTCAATAAATTTATCAATGTTAGTTATTTTTGGATTTTTAATTAAACCTTTATTTAAATATGGTTTTAGTTCATCACTAACAATAGGTTTTGTTCCCACATTTGTTTCGTGGATTGCGTGAACCACATTACCCAATACAAAATTATCACCATACGGGTCTAAACACATAAACGGCCCGTCCATAATTACTATACTTGTTTCTTCAAAAAACTTTGGTAATTTAACAACTGGTTTTTCACACACCTCAAATTGATATTCTTTTTTGTTATCTAACAACTGATTTATGTTTGAATAAGTGGCAATAACTATTATATCATATTCTTCTTTATATTCGTTTAAACTTTTAACTTCTGAATTAGTCTCCACATTAACATAAGAACCCCACAATTTATTTCCTATGTTTTCTTTCAATTTCTGTGGACTAAATAATTCTTCATCTGCCACGATAGTTAAATCACAATTAGGTAGTGGTGTTCTTTCGACATAAGGTAGTTTCATTTCATCTAAAAAGTTTTTATATTCATCACCACTAACCATACTATCTGTTGATGATATTCCATACATATGAGTTATAGTGCCATTTACCACACTATCTTGATATTTTCTCTTAAATGTGTATAATCCATCTAAACACTCTTGGGCTGTTTCTTTACTTCTTGGATAATGATATCCTTTGTGTAATCTATATTGGTTTATCGCTGATGCTCCACCCATAATCTCATCAGACATTTCTTTCACATCTACCAAATATCCATTATTACTTAACTCTACTGCACTTGACAACCCAAATATACCACCCCCAATAACTAATGCTTTTGGTGATATGGTATCTCTAACTTTCTGTGATAGTCTAATGGCGTTAAGTGATACTTTTCTGTTATACTCATAGTTTATTCTATTTGAGAATACAAAATCAAACATAGTCTCTAATGGTTTCCCAACATAACTCATCATATCCATTTCATTTACATAGTGAAGTTTTTCTTTTGAGTATCCATATTTAAACTCACCGACTCTTCCGTCCTCTAACTCTATCTTAAAATCATCAAGTTCTCCTTTTATAGATTTGATTTCAAAGTCTGTATCTTCTACCCACATATAAAAATGGTGGTATGCCAGTCTATCTAAAAAGTTGTAGTCTTTTTGATTTGGTTTAGTCCAAACGAAATAATTCATATCATCATAGATAGGATAATCATCTCTCCAAGTAAATACATCATCAACATATAACTTTACATTGAAAGAGTCTGCAATCTCATACAACTGAACTGCACTATCATAACTCAAAGTCAATGGTTTTTCACAAAATACATTTTTACTTTGTGATAACCAATACTTTGTTTGTTCATAATGTAAGTCGTTAGGTGTTGAGATTATTATCCAATCTGCCTCATCTGGTTTGACGAAACTCACCATAGACTCGATATTCTTTCTTAGAATATTTCCCCACCTACCATTTCCTATTATATGAACTTTTGTTTTCATTTACTTAATAATTCTATATCGTTTTTAACCATTCTCTCTACCATATCATCAAATGATGTTTTTGGTTTCCACCCCAATTCACTTTGAGCTTTTGATGCATCACCTGCCAGATAAAATACATCTGCCGGTCTCATAAATCTTGGGTCTTGTCCTACATACTTAGACCAATCAGTAATACCGATATGTTGAAACGAACTATCTAAGAACTCACCTAAACTTCTGACTTCACCTGTTGCGACAACAAAGTCATCTGGTTTATCTTGTTGTAACATCAACCACATTGCCTCTACATAATCAGGAGCATATCCCCAATCTCTTTTAGTTTCAAGATTACCTAAATATATTTTATCTCGTAGTCCTAAATGTATTTTTGCAATTCCGTCTGTAATCTTTCTTGATACAAACTCGTGTCCTCTTCTTTCAGATTCGTGATTAAACAATATCCCACTACAATTAAACATATCATAACTTTCCCTATAATTAATTGTAATCCAATGTGCATACAATTTTGCAACTCCATAGGGGCTTCTCGGATAAAACATTGTGTTTTCACTCGCAAACTTTTCCATTTTACCAAACATTTCTGATGTTGATGCCTGATAAAATTTGACATTTTCTCCATACTCTCTTATCGATTCCAACACTCTTAGACAACCTAAACCTGTGACATCACCCGTTTGTTCTGGTGTGTTCCAACTTTCTCCTACGAAAGATTGAGAACCTAAATTATATACCTCGTCTGGTTTTGTTTCTCTCAATACCCTAAATATTGAGTTTTGGTCTGTTAAATCTCCATTGACAAACTCAAAGTTATCCTTATCTATCAGATGTGATGTATTTTCTCTATTAGGTGTTGATGAACGCCTTTCCATACCGAATACTTTGTATCCCTTTTCCAATAAGAAATCTGCCATATGACTTCCGTCCATACCTGTTATACCTGTGATTAATGCTCTCTTCATTTTTCTAAATCCTCGTATCTATTAAATCTTTTATTATTGTCCCTAAGTAACATTTCTATATTTTCGTCTGACATAGATTTAAACTCATTGAACTTGTTATTTTTTCTATCACCGAAAGAATTTGGATTGTTCTCCTCTAATACATACAACCTTTTTTTCGGATGCCTTCTGGCGTGAACTTTTAATAAGTTTTTAAATACAAATTGTTTGTAGTTCTGACCCATAAGTTTTTGAGACATAATTGATAATCCGTGGTCATCATTATAAATCATACAAGAAGGAATATTAACTCCAAACTTAATTAAGTCTGATGAAATAACTAAACAACTTCCGTCTAACTTTGGATAATTAATAACCCTAATATCAAGTTCATCTATCTCGTTAATCTCGTTCATAGTCTCAATAGGTAATTGTGATTTAGACTGATTTAAGTTTAAGTGTTGTTTATCGTCATCAACAAACTCTATGTCTACATAGTCAGTATGAACTGTATCGTCCCAACTACTATCCCACATTTTTCTATCTGCGAAACAAGCGATGTATTTGTGAATACCCTCTTGATTAGTATAATTGGATAGATTTTCTAACGCCTCAAATGCCTCTTTTGGAAAGAAACTATCTGTCTCACCCCACATTACATAATCAACTTTATTACAATAGTTGTAATTTAAATCTCTTCTGTAATCTGCGTGAAAGTAGAACTCATCTTTCTCCACTTGAAATGTATTTACTTCATACCCAAGTTGTAATATTTTTTCTCTACCCTTGTAGAACTTTTTAATGATTTCATCTTCGGTAATTTTATCTGTATCTAATTTTTCTAAGTGTTGTGAGAGATTTAAACATAAATCAATTATCACATTTTCTTTATTTTCTATGTCTGTATTGAGTAAATTTACAAGTCCTTTAATAAAGTCCTCATACATTTCTATCTCGAACCACATAACGTTAGTTCCAATTACATATTTATTATCTAATTTCATCTATATCCTTCAACCTTTTTATTTCTTTATAGGCTGGATTATCTTCATCAGGGTCTAAAATTACTAACTCCACACCTTGTTTTTCCAAATATTCATACAAACCCTTAGTTTTCTTTGCGACCATAAGGTGTTCTTTAAGTCCAGCCAAAGTTTTTGTTTCTTTATATTCTATATCCTCATAGAACCAATCATCTATTTTTTGTTCTGAATTTATTGTGTTTTTAAATAAGTCCCAACCAATAGTGACTATTTTCTTACAACCCATATATAAAGCTAATGGTATCGCCAACTCATACATAGTGCCCGGCCCCCAAGGTCTTGAAAAATCTTTATTCATATCAAGTCCTTTCCAATAATCATTGTAGGACATAGTGTTTTCTATCTTTGCAGTTCCGTCATTAAGTTTGTAAGTATCTAATATAAAATCTACTGCAAAATTATCTATAATTGTATATGGTTGTGATTCGTCCCATATAGCCCAACCTACTATTGTATTTGGATTATCATATTTATATTTTGTCAAATTACAAAAGTTTAACAAATGAAAGTCTGTTACATTATCTATCAAATGTTGAGTCTGTTTTATAGACAACACTAATTTATCTTTTAATAGTTCGTTTAGTTTATCAGTTGAAAACTGATTAAATGTTGGGCCTGATGTGCAAATGTATGCAGTTTCTCCCTTGAATGCATCTTTCAATACACCAACTCTATCATATTGTTCTTTGTGATTCCACATTAACTCTTTTAGTTTTTTTGTTTTATCCTTCATATCTTCTCTTTTTTTCTAAATCTAAAACTCTCAGTTCTTCAAATATATCTGAGATAGATTTTTCTTTTATTTCTTCCAACCTGTAAGGGTGAACATTTAACATACCACAAATGGCCTCTTTTGTTCTTTTCTTACGAGATTCATCTGTAATGTAAACATCTAAATATTTAAATAAATCCGTTAGATTAAACACATCATATTTTTTATTTATAACTAAATATAATGTTATTAACTCTAATCTTAGATTTCCACCACCTCTACCAATACCAGTGTATGTTCCGTCAACCATATCAGCACCATTTTCAATGGCAGTTATGGTGTTCGCCATACTCAATGACATATTATCGTGTGAGTGAAAACCTATTAATACATTAGGATTCATATTTCTAAATAGTGTCATAATCTTTTTCACATAGTCAGGTGTCAATGCACCATAACTATCTGCAAAACATAAGAAGTCTAAAAAGTCTTCTGTTAATAGTTGTTCTCTAATCTTTACAAATGAGTCCACATCAATATATGAAGTGCAGATAACATTTAAAGATACCTCATAACCTAATTCTTTTATTCCTCTACATTTTTCCAAGGCCATATCTATCTGTTCTTCATAACTACAAACTCTAATCAAATCAATGTCTGTTTCACTACTCGGTGGTAATCTATCAATGTCATATCTCCAAGAGTCAACCATAACCGATATTTTACATTTAGGTTGAACATCTCTTTTAATTTCACTAACTAATTCAAAAGGTATATTTTTCCAAACCCCTACATCTTTTTTTAGTAGTTCTTTATTTGTAAGATAACCTATTTCGAAATAATCATAACCAACCTTTGAACTCGTATCCAAAGCCCTTTTAACTTCATCAATAGTAAAACTGAAATTATTTTCAAACCCACCATCTCTAATAGTGCAATCTAAAACTCTTACTCGTTTTTTGTCTATTTCTTTTTTAATATTCTTTTCATAGATTAGTTCGGCTATATTAAAGTCAAATGGAACATCAACATCAACACCCTCAGTTTCAGGTAGTTCATACCAAAATGGTTTATCACCAACTACATATTTGTTTTTAATCATAGTTTCTCTTGGTAATAAACAAGCCCCAAAGTTCAATCTAAATATAGAGTTCATATCTTGACTTCGTGGACAATTCAATGGGTCATAATTTAATGGTTCATTGTTTTCCCATAAGAAATCTTTTATATAATTCATTGATACAACACTATCATAATCATCACTTAGATTTTTAAATGTGTTGATAATGTCCTCGTAAGTTTCTGATTTAACTAATGGTGATGTTACTGGTGTGTAAAGAATATAATCTGTGTCTACTTGTGTAGCGATGAACTCTAAGTTTTCACTACCAGGACAATCATTACTTGTGTAGTAGTCTGGTCTGGTTATTGCGATTACTCCTAATTGTTCAGCTAATGCAAACATTTTATCACAATCGGTAGTCACGACTATCTCATCAAGATTTTTTACTTGTTTAAGTATTTTTATTTTATTTTCTAATAAACTCGTATCATTAAATGGTTTAATGTTTTTGTTTACTATTCTTTCAGAACCTTTTCTTACTCCTATGACTGCAGTAATTTTTCCATTATTCACTTATAACCTCTTCAATATAATCTTTTAAATTTACTTTTGGTTTATAACCTATTCTATCGTGTGACTCTTTAATATCACAAAGTGTTTCTCTCGCTTCACCAGGTCTTGCTGGTATGTAAGTAAATCCACAACCAAACATTTTTGCTAACTCATTGATTGAGTGGTTTTCACCTCTACCCAATTCTATGTTATCCCAAGAAGTTTCACACTTTGCGGTTAAAATCATACCCTCAACAATATCGTCTATGTGTGTAAAATCTCTTCTTTGGAATCCATCACCCGTGATTGTCAACTCTACACCCTCTTTGTATTGTCTTTCAAATATACCAATTACCGTACAATACTCTCCCTCAGTTAATTGATGAGGCCCATATACATTGTAAAACCTACATATAGATACATCAACCTCAAAGTGTTCTTTGTAAAGTAAACATAGGTCATCAGCTACAACTTTTGATAAGGTGTATGGATTTTTATATTTACCACTATGAACTGATGATGAACCTGCAAATATTAGTTTTGGTTTGTTCTCCAATTCTCTTACCCACTCTAATATATTTAGTGTTCCTAATATACCTGTTTCTAATGTATTAGCTGGATTTTTAAATGATGGTTGGATTCTAGCTAAAGCCCCAAGATGATAAATCACATCTGGTTTTTTCATAAAATAACTAAAATCAACTACATCTCTTATATCACAATCAAAATATTTACAACCCTCTTGATGATTTTCTACTTTACCTGTTGAGTAATTATCAAGACTAACAACATTGTGTCCGTCTTTTAATAATCTTTTGATAAGATTTGTTCCTACAAATCCTGCTCCGCCTGTTACTAATATGTTCATAATATTTGGTCGTATAGTTTGTTTTGCATTTCTTGTCGTGTGATATCTTTATCGTGTCGTAAAGTTAATTCTTCGTGTGGTGGCAAATGTGAATAAGTTTTCGCTCCGTCTATAATTTCGTGAACCGGTTTAACCCATTTTATATAATCTGCATTTCTAAATATTCTCGCCTGATAGTCAGGAAAGTTAATCCACCCTTGTTCTGTTACTCTCCATTTCCATAGATTTAGATGAAAGTCTGTAATCCCCTCTACCGTATTAATTCTTGGCACCCATATTAAATCTGTATCGTTGATTTCTAATATCGTTGGTAATTGTTCCATTAGTATTGGATTAGGTATTTCATCTGCATCAATAGAAAATATAAAATCACCTGAACATTGTGATTTAGCAAAGTTTTTTAATTCTGAGAAATCTTTTTTAAATTCAAAAGTTATGATTTTTAAATTTTTAAAATACTCACCATACTCATATTTTTCCAATACCTTTTCTAAATTTTGTACATCTGTTTGAATTATGTTTTTCTTTTTCTTGATAGATATATCTTGAATTACAACAACTTCATCTTCATCTCTAAAATTTTTTGATAAGTGAAATAATAAATTATCTAATTCTTTATGTTCATTGTAACAAGTAATACTATAACTAATCTTCATTTCCGTCTCCTATAACTATTACATCTTTTCCTTCATCAAATAATTTTTCAGTAATTTGTTTCATTTGTAAAGAGTTTAGTCTATCGTATTTAGTTTCAAGAAAAACTCTTCTTTTTCTGGCCTCTCTATAAAAATATGTTCTGAATAGTCGTGGATTTCTCTTTAACAATGCCTTTAACTCTAAATAGATTTTTTCCATTCTTGCAACACCACCAGACTCTTCTTCTGTTAAAACAATATCTGCGTTTTCTGATAATATTTCAAATAATTGTTTAATAACGGTTGGTGTTATGGTGGGTTTTTGTGAATTAAATATTTCTAATCCTATGAAATATTCAACAACTCTACCGGTCATTTTTTTTCTATGTTCATATCTCGGAGCAAGACAAATTACAATTCTTCTGGCTGATTTAGAATTATCTCCTTGTCCTTTATACATAAAAGAAACTACATCACCAGGTTCTACTGCATCCCAATAGGTGTTCTTCATAAGTCTTTGACGATTCCCATATCTTTACAAGCTTGAAAAAACTCGTGTTGTCCATATTCTTTGGCGTTCTCTAAATCTAATGTGTGTTCGTGTCCCTCATACTTTGGTTCATTCTGTTCCTCAGTTGTTAACTTACGAACCTGTGCAAACTTCCACACCCAATTATTTTTAGTTCCTTCAGGAAATATCACTCCAAATTTACCCATATTCAATACAGTCGGAAACCAATGTATTTTTCTATCATAATCATACATACTGATTTCGTTCATTAATTGAGTTGATGATTCTTCAGCCTTTTTTAATGCGTCTGAACCTTTTTGATATGCTGAATTACTCGTGAATCCACAATTAAAACACATATAAGATTTAAAGTCCATTGCAGTTTCCTCAAAACATTGTGAGTTATCAAAACAATTTGGACAAGTTATTTTTACTTCTGGCATATTACACCTTTAATTTTGGTAATTTAATATCACTTTTCTTTTTCAACTTTGGTAGTTTTAGTGAAACTTCTTTTGAAACACCACTTAACATTTTATCAACTATTGATTCTAATTTTAGTTTCATAGCTTCGTGTGTGAAACTTTCTCTATTTACTATCATTTGTTTTTTACCACGAAGTTTATATTTGTTATAATTTTTCACTACATCTTTCATCAATGCACTGGCTTGACCATAATCAACCGTAGGCCAGACTGCAGCTTCATTTGCGTATCCTTTTGGAAATGCTGATTGTGGAACTTGATGCATATTATATGGTAATCCCACCGTATAGTCATAATCTAAAAAGTCCGCTTGTCCTGTTGCTATTGGAGCCAATATAGGTTTACCACTAAATGATGCCTCTAACAATGGTCTTCCAAATCCCTCTCCGTGAGTAAAGGTTAAATGTGCTTTCACTTTCGGGTGATTATACATTTGGTTCATCTCCTCGTCAGATAAATCACCGTGTAATAAATAAATATTAGGAAGTGTATTCGCCTTTACATCTTGTTTAATCATAGTAATTTTTTCTATTATTTGTCTTCTATCTAATATAGAAAATCCTGCACTACTTGTTTTCATAATCAATGCAGGTGGATTTTTTTTGTTTTTAAATGTTTCTAAAAATACTTTCAACATCATACCAGCATCTTTTCTGTCTTCACCAAGATTTCCTTGTAACCAATGTCCTACAAATAGAAAACAAAAATCTTCATTAATCTGTTTAAACTTCTTTGATAGTTCATCTGAAATTATTTTTGTTTCTTTGTAAATATCAGGGTCTGCTCCCTCAAACAACACATCAGCCGGTTTATTCATTTTTAATTGAGTTACCACTTGACCTGTTTTATTATCTTTTTTATCATAATTTATCTCATCAAAAGACTTTTTTGAAAACTCAGAAGTGAAGATTGTCATATCCATACGATTTACACCCTCTACCCAATCTGCTGGTGGAATAGTATGTTCGATACCGGCAGTAATACCAATATTCTTTTTAGCTATTGGTTGAAACTCATTTGGAATAACGATATGAATATGTAAATCTGGTTGTTTACTTAAATTTGGTTCTCGTAAAATTCTTTTTTGTATTTCTTCGTGATGCGGATTACCCTTCTCCAATGCGTTTGGTGGTGTGTTTCCCCAACGAACTGATTGAATTTTTACATCATATTTATCTGATTCAATTAGTGCTCTACAAATATCTCTTGCGTGGTTTCCGTATCCACTACGAGTTTGAACCGGTGCTGTTACTAATACTAATGGTTTCATATTTTATATACCTCATATCTTTCTCTTGGTGTCCAATTCTCAAATGCAGTTTCCATATGGTCTATAAAGTTCTGACACATATGTCTTGTGCTCATCATAGCTTCATCACTACAAACCCACTCGTGTCCTTTGAATCCACATTCATTTCTTTCTTCTCTTGACATTTCATACCACTCATTTATTCTGTCCGCCACCTCATACCAATCTGCTCTATCATCATAAATGTATGGTGTTGGTGGTGAACCTTGTAATGAACGACTTCTCGGCCATACTGGTTTTGCCCACTCTCCGTGAGTTAAGTCTTCATTGTTTTCCCACTTTCTCCAATCGTGTAGTGAGTGAATTTCTGAATAATCTTGGTAAGTCAGTAATTTATCTTTCAATCTAAATCCACATTGGTCTTGTAAACCACCCGTAACATTAACAATAATTGGTGTTCCACACATTAGACTTTCACAAGTTCCTAATCCAAAACCCTCATTGGATGCCAAATTAATCGTTACATCTGCTATATTGTATAGAAAGTTCATATGTTTATTTTCTAACTTTGCAGTAGAGAATATTATGTTTAAGTCTGGACACATTTCTCTAACAACGGCTGGTAAGTCTGTTCCATTATTATCAACTGGTTGTGTGTGTAATATAAATGCAGTCTTATCTCTTTTTTCTTTTGGTAATCTATCAGCAAATGTCTTGAAAGCCATTATAGTATCTGATGTCATCTTTCTTCTGATATTACGATTTATATACAACATTGAGAAATCTATTTCTTGTCCTCCAAACAATTCAGATTTCATTTTGTTCATTTCCAATCTTTCTTTTTCATTATTGATTGGATAAAAGAATTTTTCATTTATTCCGTGTGGAATATAAGTTGAATCCCAATCTGTTCTTTTTTTGTTTTGACAAACATTTTGAACTATGTTGTGAGTCTGTTTTGAAATATTCATAATTAAATCACAACTTTCATAATAAGGTTCGTTCCACATTGGATAAGGCAAATCGTCCCAAATATTATAATAGAAAATAGGAATCTCTTGTCTTAATTCGTGTTCCATTTCATATAACCAAATCCAAAACCTTGGGTCTGTGTAAATCATTATGGCGTCTGGTTTTTCAATTTGAATTAGTTCTCTAACTACATCAGGATTTCCATATCCGTCAACTGGATAAACTTTACAAAATGCATCTTCTACACCAGTTTGTTCTGCCAAATCTTCTGATAAATCAAATATTTTACCTTTATCTGGATGTTTGATTGCTCCACCAATTTGAACCCAATCAAATTTATCAAGAGTTCCATAAACTATTTCTCTTGACATTACACCAACACCACTTGTCATTCTTAAATCATCTGACAATAATAGTATTTTCTTTTTATCTCTTCTTTTTACTAATTTAGGTAATTTTATTTTGTCCATATAACCTTTATCCTTTTAATATTTTGAACCACTTTCCTCTAAGTTATCGTATTCGACAATAGTCTTTTTAAAGTCCTCGTCGTGAACGAATAAATCAAGGCTACGATTTACTAATTTTTGTAATGAAAAGTCATCACGAATAGATTTTTCTCTAAACTTACGATAAAGTTCGTCAATGACTTTTACTGATGTTAATTTTTCTTCTTTCATAATCTGTAATATATATGTATATATTATATATATAAATAGTTAGTTCAATCTAAAATAACATATTTTTTATTTATTTTTTCACAATATTCTAACGCTGATTTTGTTCCATTGGTAATCTCTCCTTCTTTACAAAATGCCACCACTTTGTCTGAATATTTTACCATATCTTTGTTTCTTTTGTGATAATAACCTACCCCATAAGGTTTTCCATAGTTATATGCCTCCATTACACAATACATATTATGTGGTTGGTGTTGTGGTGGAAACTCACTATAAGGAACTTTAAACTCTAATGCGTATTTCTTTGCGTATTTATCTGCTCCGTCTTTCGCACCACCAGAAACAATTTCTACATCTGGGTGTTCCATTTTTAATCGGAACATAAAGTTTTTCATTTTAGTTTTATTAGTATAGGTTCGACTTCCGATAATTGCTATCTTCATTAGTCGTTTCTTTTTTGTTTTCTGGTTGGCTCTGGATTAAGTTCTTCTTTATTGATGAACTCATATGTTTTTCGGAATTCTTTTAATCCTTTGATAATATCTCTCGGATTATCATACTCATATGCAAATCTGTAATTTTCCGCATATTCTTTGTTAACTGGCTTAACACCTCTTGGTTTTATATCATAAAGTATAAAATTGTTTTGGTCATCTGTATACTCAGGAATTATAATCAACTTTGTATTAAATTCACCTGATGATTTCCAATATTTAATAAATGGTTCTAAGGTATTTAAATCCACTACCTCTGTTTCTCTATCATACCAAAAGTATAATGGAAATGAATTACCACCCATATAATCTAATTGTTTCAATTTCATTAGTTCTTGAAATACTTCTTGTTCAAAATCTGTTGCCAAAAAGTCTGTTACTTTAATTCTTAAACTTGGTTCTGTCATTATAAATCCTTACAACTTCTACACTTCTTGTGCTTTTCACATTTTTCATAATCGTGTGCGATGATTTTACCTTTGTCATCATAACACTCGTCTATAAACTCTTGTAACCTATTCATAACCTTATTAACACTTGGTTTTCCACTCGCTGGCGAGAACGCCTGAATTCTTTTCTGTGGATAAATCATATTCTCATATAATCTTCTCTTTAATATTAAATATTCAACATCTATTTTATCTTCCGATATTTCTAATTGTTTTGCCATAAAGTGTTTGTACAACAACAACTGATTAGTTTTGTTCTTATCGGCTTTCATATATTTGTTCCAACCCATAGTAGATGATTTGATATCAATAACTTTCATACGACCAGTTTTCTTGTCGTGTAGAACAACATCCATATAACCAACAAACTTCATATCTTTTGGTAATTCGTAATTTAAATTCATCTCGATACCGACTAACTCAGTATCTTTCTTTTTGAAATGACTACCTTTTCGTTTTAAGAACTCATCAATGATTGCGAATCCGTCTTGTGTGAACTCTGACATTTCTTCTTTTGTAACTTCAAATCCGTCACCATATCTTTCTTTGGCTTCTTTGTATAATTCTTTCATACGATAAATCAATATATCGTGTAATGGTAATTCATCTGCTTCTTTGATTGTTCGTTCGTAATAACATACTAAGTATGCTTGAATAGTTTCGTGGATGCTGCTACCGAAAAGGGTATATATGTTCCCTTTGAAAGTTTCTGCTTTATCTACATAATTTGCTTTCCAAGTGTAAGGACATTTGTCCCACATTGCGAACTGACTATAACTTATTTTGCCCATTTACCCCTCGCTACTACTTGTGCCATTACTCCGTAATTTGATACATCTGAAAAACTATCCGTTACGGGTTCACCCTCAACTGAATTTGTTCCATTTCTCATCAATAATGTTTTCATTCTTTCTATCTTGTCGTTCATTCTGAACCAAATACCCAACAACGATAATTTAATATCTTCTGGTGTTTTTAGAATAGTTCCTACTGCAATATTTTGTGGACCATAATCATATTGTTTTTTACAAAACAATTCATACTGGTCTCGTTGAATCTTTTTAAATTCTTGTGTCATTTCAGGATAAGTTTCTTCCATATATCCAACGACATCATCATCTCCATTAGCATTTCCATATGCTATCTCTACTGGCATACCTTTCGGTGTGTCTTTAATCGCCATTATTTACTCCATATTTTTTTTAGTTGTTTTTCATCTACACCATACTTTGATATAATTGAATATACAACATCTTTACCCATAATGTCAAGTGTTTTTTCAATATTTTCTGAACTATCTTCAAAATAATCACATAATATATCCATAGCCCACTTTTCTATCTTTGATTTCTTTTTAGGTTTAGTATATTTTAAGTATGTATTTCCTCTCGGAAGTAGGTTTGTGTAGAACTGATAAATTGTTTTTGGTTTCAGTTCCCAATATCTTTGTATTTCATTTACAACTTCTATCCACTCTGGTTTCATTGATAAAAATCTATGCACCATATAATTGGACCAAGTTTTCTTGTCCGCATCTGTAATGTTGTCCCAATACAATTGGTTCTGAACATTAGTAATTTGTTTTATGTGGTCAAATAGTGTTTTTGTTTTCATAGTGAATAACCTTTAGATATAAATAAGTATATAACTTATAACTCAAAATGACAAAAATCTTTGTTCTGTTCATAAAAAGTTTTTAGTTCTTGCCAGTTTTCTATGTTTTTATAGTTGTCCTCAGTATTTAACTTTACACCTGAAAAGAAACCAAATAAGTCTTCATAGAATAATATTTTATAGTTGTCGTGGGTTTTTAGTAAATCTATAATTTCTATTGATGTTTGTTTTATTCCCTCAATATCTTTTTTTATATCTTCAATGTTAATCTTACTAACCCTTATCTCGTTATATTCTTGTTTTTCTCTTTCTGTTAATGTTTCCACCCCAAAATCCACAGCTCTCCACTTATCAGTTTTCTTGGCGAGATTCAAAGATAATGCCTGTTGAAAAACATTTCTCCTTGATAAAAAGAATATTATATCGTGATAGTCTATAAGTATTTTTTTAAATGATTTTGTAGATGGATAAACACCAAACTTAATACCAAAAGTATTTTTATCTTTGTAAATATTTTCAAAAAATTTCTCATAACCGAGAGTTCTAATTATTTTATTATGTTTATCAAGTTCAGGTTCCCAAAAGAATTTCTTTGATGAAATTTCTTGTAGTGTTTTACAAAACTCAGTTGTTCCACTACGACTACAACCCAATACTAATACTTTATTTAAATGCATTTCCCAGCATCCAAGTCAATATTGAGTATCTAACACCACTCGTTAATGGTGATACTCTATGTCCTAAATATGATGGAAATAAGATGAGACTTCCTTTTTTTCTACTACCGACCGCAGTGTCTTTACCAGTTTCATCTGTCATACTGAACTCGAAGTTTCCACCCTCATAATCATTTTCATCTGATAGTTGAACTATCGCTGTAATTTTACGAACTGATGTTTCCTCATTTCCAATGTCTAAATGCCAGTCGTATTTACCTGTGTCTTCATATCTCAACATACGAATATTAGATAATTGATTTGATGTGTCAAAGTTAAAGAATAGTGTATTTGCCATTTCACAAGCCATAGTTAGATTTTTGTTTAGATTGAATCCGTCTGATAATACGATATCTTCGGAAAATCTAACCTCTTGAACTTTACGAACATTTTCATTTACAACATCAGAACCATTACCTTTGTATGTTCCTGCAACTGTGGCCTTATATTGTTCTGATTTACTGAACATATCAATCAATTCATCACATCTTTTTTCAGTTAAGAAATCGTCTTTGTGAACTACAAACTTAAAGTTTTTCTTTTGTGTTAGATTCTCTATCATCTGAAATGGTCTCCAATAAATAATTCTTGTAGAACATATCTTGTTCCCTTTGTAACTGGTGTTACATTGTGAGATAAAAATGTTGGAAAGATAGTCAACGAGCCTTTTAATTGGTTCATTGTATACCACTCTTTTGTATGTTTATCTTGGATACCAAATTGAACTTCACCACCCTCGTATTCACTTGGGTCTGTTAGTTGGACGATTGCTACAAGTTTTCTATTCGAACAACTACCTGCATTAAAGTCTGTGTGCCAGCCATAGAATCCACCTTGGTGATACTTGATAAGTTTTAACTCATCATCTGCTCCGTCTATATCAAAGTGAAATACACCTTGATTAACTATCTTTACTACTTGATGTATCTTATCTTGTAACCACTTCCAATCATTATTACATTTATCAGGTCTTAATCTGTTGTCTGGTTGGTCAAATAAATACCACTCCTCAGTAACTCTAATTTCTGGTATAATTGCTGCTTCACCACACTCACCACCAACTCCACCTGTTACGACTTCTTCTGTTGTGGTTATTTGTTCTATCAATTCATCACACTTTTCGTGTGTTAAAAACTTTGGTATTTGTATTGAGTATTTAAAATCGTTGTTTAGTTTCATTTAAAAGTGTTTCCTTGTATGAATGTTATCATTGTGTATCTATCTTTATTGTCAAACTCTAAAACTCTATGGGCTGCAAATGCTGGAAATATAACTATTCTACCCTTTTTTGCCTCTAACTTTGTTTCCCAAATTTGTAATCCACCACCCTCAAAGTCATCATTCAGAAATATAACACACGACAATTTGGTGCAAGTGTTTACAACCTTTCCGTCTCCTGCTGCATAATCTGAGTGAAATAATGTTCCTGCTCCTAAACGAGAGTTTATATCCTTAAAATTTTCTATCGGATATAACTTTATACAAGAGTGCTGTATACTATCAATATCAAATTTGAAAGATAATGTGTTAGATAGTTTTGCGACTTTCCATATTTTATCTAAGATTTTTTTATCTTGTGTTACAACATTTTTACAATTACGATAAGTTCCCCAAACAAAATCATCAGATTCAC